GCACTCCGGGCACTTGCTGTAGGCGGCATGAATCAACGCGTAGCACTCCGGGCATTTCTTCGCAGGTGCATCGCCATGACCCGGCGTCTTATCGTGGACGCGGATGCAGTCGATCGGACCGTGCCGGAGAATATTCTCGCCGTAGTCCAGGACCAGGCAATTAGTCTTCCCCGGAGAAAGACGGAACCCGCGACCGACCATCTGCACGAGCAGACCGGCCGAATTTGTCGGACGCAACAAAACGATGCAGTCGGTGTTCGGAGCGTCGAATCCGGTAGTCAGCACGTTCACGTTGCAGAGGAACTTCAACGGCGGTTTCGCATCGCCGAACATATCCTGCACGGATTCGCCACGAAAACGTGCGATGATTTCGGCGCGTTCGTCTGCCGGAGTATCGCCGGTGACGACAGCGCACTCCATGCCGGACTTCTCCTCGATTGTCTCGGCGATGTGACGGCAATGCTTGACGGACGAGGCAAAAATCAGCACGCTCTTCCGATCTTTCGTCAGCTCGATGATCTCACCGCACGCGAACAGCGTGAGCCGTTCGGAATCCATCGCCTTTTCGACCTCGTCCGCGACGAACTCGCCGCCACGGATATGCAGATTCGAGAGGTCGGCGTTTGCACGCCCAGCACGCGAGACGAGCGGAGAAAGATACCCCTGCGCGATCATTTCCTTTATACCGACCTCATAACAGATTTTATTGAGGATGTTCTCCGGCTTGCAGATAAGACCGCCTTTCAGCCGGAACGGAGTAGCCGTAAAGCCAATGACGCGCACAAGAGGATTGATGCGCTTCATCGCGGAGAGGAACGTGCGGTACATACCTTCGCCGTCCGGCTGAATGAGGTGCGCTTCGTCAACGATTATCAGGTCGAACTTGCCGAGCTTATCCGCCTTGTTGTACACGCTCTGGATGCCGGCTACGATGATTGGCGCATCCGTATCGCGGGAATGGAGACCGGCAGAGTACACGCCGACATTGATGCCGTCGCAAAGGGCGCGCACCTTTCCGGCGTTCTGCTCCAGGAGCTCCTTGACGTGCGCCAGGACGAGGACGCGACCGCTCCACAGCTTGACGGCGTCGGTCGCAATTTGCGCGATCATGACCGACTTGCCGCTCGCGGTCGGCGTAACGACGCACGGATTGTCATCGTGCTCGGCGAGATACTTGTAGACGGCATCCACCGCCTCGCGCTGATAAGGTCGAAGTGAGATAGCCATCAGTATTTCGTATCCCAGTTGAAGTTGTCGAGATTCTTCAAAAAACGGATGCACATCGCCGCGCACTGAATCGCTTCCGTCCGGTAATCGGAATCTTTGCCGTCCTTTTTCCCGGTCACTGCATTGTTGACCGCCTTGACGACCTCGCCGGCCTCCTCGCCGATAATCGCGGCCGCGTAGATCGGATCATCCGGCCAAGTCGGATGAATCCGCTCGGCGCGGCGCAGTTCGGCGAGAACTTCTTGCATGAGGAACGTTTCCGGCGATTCCACACCGCCCGGTTCGTTCGGATTGAAAACGAATTGCCCTTTCCTGACTTCACACATTTTCCGGGTGCTCCTTGCTGTCGCGCCAGTCGGTCAAGGCGGCAAGCGCGAAACCGATCTTGCACGCGCCCTCGTCGATATCCATCCGAATGTCGACCACATCGTAGTCTGACTCGTCCGAACTGATGCATTCCAGATTCTCACGCGCCGCGGCAAGTTCGAGCATGCAATTCGCGAGCCGCTTCTGCGTCAAGCTGATAATTTCAAGAGAAGTCATAGTCACTCCATGAACGTTAAAAACTGTTTTTCGCACCAGTCGCGGTGCGTGATTTTGATTGCGAACCCGGCAAGGTGGCACAACGCCACCACGGTCGAGAAATGCGGCAGGGAACCGCGCATGGACGAGAAGCCGTGCAGCATATCCTTCGACACGCCGACCGCACGGCAGACGGCGAGCAGTCTTCGCGGGTTCCGAACCGCGACAGCGGAAACCAGACGGAGCATCAGCCGGACAACGCTGTCCCTCGTCGGAAAGACGCGGAAGAACTCGTCCTCGTCCGCTTCATTCACGAACACAAAGTTGAAACCGTGCGCCTCGGCGAAAAGGAGAATCGTCTTAAAAAGAGGATCGCGTTTCTCGTCCACGACCTTGTCGAGGTACTTGACAACGACCTTGCGTTTCTTCAAGACGCGCTGAAACGCCTCGACGACGCATTGCTCTAAATGCCTGACGTCAGATTCTGTCATTTTGCGTCTCCTTTCCGCGGCAGAAACACGAAAATACGAGAACGAAGAAAAAAGCATTGATCACGCGAGAAAAAATCTCTTTCATCAATTCTCCTCCTCCTCCATCCAGTCGCGTTTTATTTTGAGATAGAATTCGCATCGAAATTCGCAGTTAAATTCTTTCGGTTTCAAGCAGACCGCTCCGGTAAACGGACACGGTAGCCCATTTTCCCGGACGCGTTCAAGTTCATCAACAGTGACGCGGTTGCATTTCTCGCACTCGCCGTCACATGCCGGCGCGATACAGAATTCGCGTTCAAGTTGATAATCGAACGGAATCACATCAACGTGCAGTTCGGCGCGTTCAGCGGTCGAGGAATAACGAACGCCGACCACGCGATGCAATTTCCCATTCGGATAATTGACTCCGTCTCCGACCTGGGGAATCTTTGCTGCAAGCGGCGGCTTTCCGCCGAAACCAACAGTCAGAACACACTTGCCGTCGACTTCCGCGACCTCTTTTCTGTTCAACACGACATCCAGGCGATTCGTGAGTTCGTCCCAATAGGCCCACTGTTCAATGCCGAGCGCACGGACGTGCCGTTCCCAATTAACGGACGGACCGGTAAGATGCACGGAATCCAGGCACGTGTAGAAAAGACTCGGATTTTGACAGTTCAAGATCGACCGCCGCGCCATGAACGCGATCCGCACGGAATCACCGGCGATCACCGGCTCCTCTTTGATGCTGTGCCAGACTTTTTTCATTGCTTGTTCTCCGGTTTCTTTCTTTTTCTTCGACATTGATTGTAAGCCCGAACAATGCTTGCAAATCTGAACGCTTCCGACCATGCAATCACGCGGGATTTGCTCTTTGGCTTTGGCATCTCCTTGTACTGCTGGACCGGATGCCCGATGCCAACCGCGCCTTTGGTTTCGTCAAAGTTCGCGACTTGATATCTTTTCGCCATGATGAGCGTTCCGCAGCATCCGAGCGTGAGAATGAAGTCAAGCCGCGGATCGCCGTTCGCATGGCTGCCATCGCCGAAGTGAGGACACCACGTTCCGCACGGATGCGGATACGCGAACGGGCATGGATATGACCGACCGACTCCGTCTTTTATCAAGCAGAGTTCGCCGTTGACGATCATGATTTCATCGTATTCTTTTATCATTTTTTCACCCAGGGAAAAGGATTGTTATTGTTACCAAACAAGCCGTCTATTTTTTCGGACAGCAGTTTGTGTTGTTCGAAGCCCTTTTCGTACGCCTGACGAACAAGCGCACGAAGCCCACGGCAGGTCAGCGTGACTTTCTCATCGTCCGGCTTGCCGAGCGAGGGATTGCGAGCGATAATCGCGTTCAAATACTCTTCAATGGTCATTTCAGCACCTCCATTTCCCAGGGAGCTGGGGTTCTCATTCTCTTTTCCCGCACGATGTCGGCGGGATCGCTGTAAAAGAAATCGCCGAACGGGCGATTCCTGATTTCCGCATAAATCCTCTGCGGCATGCCTGGATAAGTGCATTTGTATGCCAGGAGCCGTCTTTCGGGAGGAACATCGCCGAACACCCATCGCCCCGTGCCGGCGAAGAACTTCCTCCGGGCCAGACGATAAGCACGCCGACGCACCTTGTTCAAAGTTCGGATGTTCATTGTGCCGTCCTCCGCAGATGCTCGTCCACGCTTGCAGCCTGCATGAAACAGATCGCCGCCCTGGACAGCAAGGATGCCGTCTGATATTCCATGCCGTCGTACAGCGTTTCATCGATCACGTCACGCATAAACGTGACAATCGCGTCTGCCTGCTGGATGTAGCACGTGTAGAGATTGAGGATTTCCCGCCGCGTCATCTTGGGCGAGAATATTTTTTCAAAACGGCGAATTTCAACCGTTTTGTTTAACCGATTGATTCGCGCAACCGGCTCGATAATTTCGATTCCGTTGACATCTTTCATGCTTCGCTCCTCGCTTTCTCATCGAAGTGTTTGCAATCTGTACCACAAAAGAACCATTCTGGCTTAATGTAACGTTTCTTTTTCATACAATACTGGTATTCGTGGATAGCACACGATCTGCCAGATATTTTGACCATACGGATACGATATTTACATTCTTTGCATTTGTTCATATCCCATCCCTCACTTTCTTCATGAGGTCAAGCCATTTCAACGCCTTGCATTTCCTTGACGAAGCCCAAGCACAATACTTCTTTGGGCAGTCAAAGTCTGCCGCTTGACAGTAACTTTTCGCCGCCTCCATGAGCGCGTCATAGAGTTCCGGCAAATATTGAACCCTATCACGTCTTACGAAGTTTTCTTCGCATCCTTTCCAATTCGGATCGGGGATGTAAGTCTTTCCGTCAAACTCTTTTATATGGTGTCCGTCCTTCGTGCAGAACCACCATTTTAATCCGAGTTCAAGACGAGCGCAATCTTTGCAACGATTCGTCATTTTTCGTTCTCCATTTCTTTTTCCTTGGCATGGAATTCTTCAACAGCACGGGAAGCGCTGCCGGAAGAACTCGCCCATTCTTCACACGGAAAAGAATCGCAATCGACATTACGATCTTTCTTTTTCCGGCAATATGGATGTCCGAGATATGGACCGAGGACGAAACTCCGGCACGTCGCGCATTTCATTTCCAGCTTCGGGAAATTGACAGGCGTGAAATGGATGATTTGTTTTTCAAGCCATTTGAGCAAATGATGTGTTGCTCCATCTGAACGAACAAAAAGTTCTTTCCGTCCGACAATGGCATGTTCGCCGTCAATGAACCGGACATAGTATTTTTCGTCAGGTAGATCGCGCTCGATGATTGCATGGGCGATTTCAATATTGTTTCGCGTTGGTTCTTTGCCGTGGAAACGGAACGTCCAGGCGGTTCTTTTTTCGGTTTCGTTGTCCGGTTTCCCTAAAGCCGGATTCTTGGCAATTACGGCGTTCAAATATTCGTCAGCGGTCATTTCTGCACCTCTCCTTGTTGTGCGGATTGAATAATATGGTAAGTTTCGGTTTCATTAATACCACGGCGATAGCCAACGCGCCAGCAAATAGCGCATGTCATGAGCCACAATGCCAAAAGGAAAAGCCCCAGAAAGCAGCCCCCATGTTCATGTTCATCATAATCGTTAGCACAAGAGCCGGCAGCGAAAAAGAACACCACAGCAAAAATAATGCATACAACGATAAAGCCACCGTTTGTCATTTCCCGACCTCGCTTTCCTGTTTGGCAACGTTAAACAGCGTTTCAGCATACGCCCAATAAAGGACGCGATTTTCCTCAACGAAGATTTCCCATTTCCAATCCCCAGCCAAAGAGAACACCGACCGTTCGATCTGCCACATCTTGCCCGCTTGTTGAATGATTACCAGCTTAACCCGTCCTTCGCTGTCGAGGTTAGGGCAAAAACCTTTGTCGTGCCACGTTTCGGATATTCTGTCTTCGCCTTCCGGTTTCCATTCCGAGCAGTAGTTTCCCGGAGAGGACGGATTGTATATAATCCTGCCCTTCCGGCAAAGAAAATACTTTTTATGTGTTCCGAATTCGGTAAACCACCCATGATGGTCGCAATTCGCGCAGTTTTTATCTGGGTTTCCGAGGCTATCTTTACGCGTCTTGCAAAACGCGGCATATTCTTCGAGATTCATTTCTGTGCCTCATCGCATTGTTTTTTGCATACTCCCTCGTGGATATTTCCAACAACGAGCATGTCGAGAGTTTCCCAATTATCGGAGGCGAACGATTCAAGATTGCCCGAGCCGGTATAGTTTCCGTTCGCATCATATTCGTAATCATCGAGCATGAACGAACAGAGCGACTGGCTCCAGCAGACCTCCCATAGTTTGTTGCCGTCCTGAAGAATATCGCCGTCGAACACCAGGCTCCCGGCTTTATCGTGAAGCCCGATACACTGTTCGAAAATACTGTCAGTCTCGCTGAAATAGGTCGCGTCGTTCAGCGGAGAATAGATTCTGACACCGGCGACCTCGTGATATTTTTTCTTCTTTTTATTCCACACACGGAAAAGGAATCTATCGTTCATGGCACGACCTCATCTTGTACAGATTCAATTTTTTCGCCCATCTGCTCCGCATAAAGCAGAGCCAAACAAGACTGACGCATGGCATCGGCGGCAAGCTCCAGGATTTCTTTCTGGACGCGAACCACGGAATGCGAGAACTCCGTTTCCAAGTATAATCTCATAGCGGAGAACGCAAGCCGATACCCTATTTTCTGGTACTCTTCCGCAACGATAAAAGCGGTCGGACCGTCGCCGTTCGTTTCGCGGGTACGGAAATTCGCCATGTCGAATGGCACGATGTAAATCCGCTCGTCGGACCGGTGAATATAACGGCTGTCATTGTCGTAGAAAAGCATCTTTTCGAGAGCGGCGACGACTTCATTTTTCATGGCTCGTCTCCTCTTCGTGAATGGGCCAGTAGTCGTCGCACGTTCCGTCCTCGTTCGGAACGAACGCCGCCATGCTGACCGGATACTTCCAGTCCTTACTGATTCTGTCGGTATTGCGATTGCAGTTCGACCGGAGAGGACAGCCTTTGTTGCCGCAGAAGCAAATGTCGTAGCTGCTCATTTACGCTTTCCTCCCAGATTAAAATCGCGGTGGACGACGGCGCGCTTGAAGCGACGCTTCCCATTCTGCCGGACAGCCGGAACACCAACGCTGTGAAGCGTGATTTTCTTTATCGCCTTTTTGAAATCTTCGGCCTGCTGACGTGCAGTCCTCGCGGCTCTCGCCTCTTCTTCGGCAGGATCGTACATAAAAAAGTCTCCTCTTAGTTGTTCCCGGCTTCCAGCCGGAGAATGTTTTTAGAAATGGATTCGAGACGGCGGGCAAGATACCGATACAAAGCATTGTAGGCTTCAAGCTCCGAATCGTACACAAAGCACTGGCAGATTTCATGGATGTCCGGCTCGTGCATGCCGATAAAATCAACAAAGCACCGCATCCCTTCCTGCCGGACAAGATCGCCATGAACGACGTCCGGGAAATTGCCGAAGCAAAAATGCACCCAGACTTCCTTATTTTTCGGTTTACGCATCAGCATCATCCTTCATTTTATCCACGCGCTCGATTTGTTCGCCAATCCAGCGCATGCAATTCACGCACATCGAATTCCCGCAGGCCTTGTAACGCGGCCCGTCCGGGCAATGCTCCTCCGACCTGCCATTCCACGGAATCTTCGTCCAATCATCCGGGAACCCCATGAGTCTCTCGCATTCCACGGGGAGAAGTCGGCGAACATAGCCGAACGCATTGACCGATGGAGCCTCCTTGAAACTCGTTGCCGTCAGGCACGGCACGACATCGGACATGAACTGCCCCTGCTTGTCCACGACGTCGACGGCAACGCCTTGAACACCGGCAGTGTCGAGAGTATAAGCAACCTCATATTTCGCGCCTACGCCGTTGCCACCGTTCTGCACCTTGCGGTTGATGACGTTCTCGGCAATCGCACACGCGACCAGTTCGAAGTGCGGAGACGCGACCATGACGTCCGGCACAGTATTGCCACCAGATGGAGACGCCTTGATTGTCGGAGACAACTCCTTGCGATAGCCGATGCCACCGGCCGCGGCGCCTTGACCGCCCATGAAAGAAGCCACGACAGTCTGCCCTCGATCGATGCACGGCGAGGAATCGTAGCGCGCAGTCAGCGTTCCGGCAATCTCGCCGTACTGCGAACACGCGACCGCATGATGATGGTTCGCGCCGATGGTCGGCAGCGCATCGCCGTCATCGCCAATCCCAATCGTCTGCCGATCGGTCAGCGTCACATCCTTGCCGATAATCATGGAGTTAATCGGAACGCACATGACGGCGTTCGCATCGTGCATGCAATGGAGCGTTGTCGCGCATTCGTACAGCGGATGCATTGAGCAGTCCACCTGACCGTTTCCGACATCGAAACACAGTTCGCTCGACGACATGACGAGCGGAAGATTGCCACCACCGGTTCCGGCACGACTTGTCAACGCCGGACACACGCTCCCGGAGAACGTGACACGCGAATCGTTCGCGTGGTTTTCGTAACACGCGATGTAATGGAAACCGCCATTGTTCAACGACAGCGTCTGCGCGACATTGACGCCGAGACAGCCCCACTCGCCACCTTGCCCGGACGCCAGGGAAATCACGGTGTCGAAAACGGCATTGTTTTTAATGCATACACCGCCTGCGCCACGCGCAGTCAAAGTCGGCTGTGCGTTTTCAATAATGGAAAAACTGAAACTCGAATTTTCACCGGATTTTATTACATCTCGACCAATACCAATCGTTACAATCGTCTGGTCGTTCCCGGTCGCGAGCGTATGGCTCAACTCACGTCCGACAAGAGCTCCTTTTCCTCCTCCTTCGCATCCTGAACGCATCCGAATCGCGCTTGCATCTTCAACACAGCCTCCAGGAGAGCCGGCAACCGCTTTCCGCGTTTTTCGGCGCGTCGGAGCAGGCCAAGACATGCACTGCGGCTCAAGTAATACTTCTGCGGCACGACGCCAGTCACCAAGATATCCGACAACGAAGCAACGACGGCGACGCTGGGGGATTCCGTAGGGAAAGCTGCCGGGTACTCTGACATATTGAGCGTCCAACACTCTCCATGCCACTCCGAATCTGTCCCGTCGAGCATTGCAAACAAATCCGGCTGAACCAAACCCTTGTTCGGGCACTCTAATTTCGCATCCGGTAAACAATGATAATAAAGTTGCGAAATCACCCCCCCCCGTTTGAACTGAATACGCCCGGCACATTTTCCCAGACGAACCACCGACAGTTCGATTGATAAGCGAGTCGAACAAAGTCGATGGCGAGGACAGAACGTTCGCCTTCAAATCCGGCGCGCAGTCCGGCGACGGAGAGGTCCTGACAGTTGTGGACGCAGAGTCCGTTGACGATATAGGAATGGTCATTTTCCACCTCGATGTTATAAACAGTTTCAGGTTGATTAGTCAGTTCAAAGTATTCGATGCGGAATCCCTCGTACCGACCGTTTTTCGGCAGCCTGGCGGCATATCGACCGACGCATTCGGAGATCGGTTTGAATTCGGCTTCATCGAGCGTGAATAAGTCGATGTCACCTACGAGGAACGGATGGTTGGCCGTTGCTCTGAATGTGATGCTGTTTATCCCGTTGGTTGCTTTCAGGACGCCGACATTATTTGCGATCTTGCTTCCCGTTCGCACAACGCGGCAGCATCGATCGAGGTGGGAGATTACCGTGTCGCCGACCTTGATATCTTCGATTGCCTTGTAACCGAAATCGGTCAGGACGCATGTTCCCCTCGGGAAACATGGTGTCCCTCCGACAAGCAGGTCGATTTTTCCACGATATTTGTCTCCTATTTTAGTGAAATCACCCTCATTGGGAATAATGCCGTCCGCGCGCAGTTTTTCATTCTGCTTCATCCAGGTGCGCCGCATGGCGGCATCTTTCTCATCGGCAGCCTCGGCCGGATCGAGCGGATGAATCGGACGAGACGCGCCGAGCCGATGCTGAAGCACGGCACACGGGAACGGCTCCACCTCTGACACGAACACGCACTCCCAGCCGAGCGGCTTCCACGCGAGCGTAGCGGCTTCAACACCGGAACAGACGGAACCGTAGCGGATCATTTGTCACCTCCGAAATAATCCGGTTCGTCCTCGCCATCGAAAAAAAGCACGTCATCGAGCTGGTCATCGGATGTGTCTCCGAGCTCTTCAAGCCACTCGCGAATCATCGTGGCAGCGGAAACATCAAGCGAGACGATCCGGCCGAGGATGCTGTACCGCCGCCAGAGCCGCGGATGCTTGTGCGGAATCGGCGGGAGAATCATGAAGAACAGCACCACGGCAATCTCGGAGACTTCCGACTTGACATAGGCATGCCGGATGTACCAACGAGCCTTGCGGAGGTCTTCAATCATCTTGTCCTTGCCGCCCTTCTTCCCGGCGCGCCAAACGTATTTGAACGCATCGGACCACGAAGCCGGCAGATGCTTTTTGATATCGTTGCACTCGAGCGGCTTCATCAGGAACATCGGCTGATAATGAGACGGATGGTTGACAGAATCAGGCATTATTGGCCTCCAACGTGATGAGTTCACGCGCATACGGCAGAGAAGCGATCCACGCGCAGAAGTCGCGCCACTCTTTAAGTCTGTGATTCTTCCGCTGGACATAGATTGTCCGAAGCTGCAGATAGTTGGTCGTAACGCGCGCCGTCAGCTCAAGCCCCATCGGACAATTGTAGACGAGTTCTTCTTCGTCTAATGGTTCGCCACCGCGCCCATCAAACTCAATGTCTTGTAGCAAATCCTTCCCATTTTCAAACACCTTTTCATGAAACTTGAATTTGCCAGTTTGAATCATCAGTTTCAGTCGGTGCATTTTGCTCATCGAGGATACAATCTGCGCGAAATGGTATCGCTCGAACTGCATCCACCATGCGTTCGTGCCGGTAACGTTGAACGAAACGAGAATGCCGGAAAGGAAATTGCGATGACCGGAGCCGTCCGGCGCAGAAGCGAGACGAAACGCTCGGTCCAGGTCCGCAGTATGAATGCCTTTCTGCAGGTCGCTCACACTGTCACAAAAACACGGCTCGTGAAAATACGGAATCATTGGAAACCCGGACGCGACAATCGATTCCTCCAGGTCGTAAATTCGAACATTGGAAACTTTCATTTTTAACCTCAATCAAGGTAAATTTGTTGTGTGACTTCATCGAAATAGCACCACATGATGATACGATTCGATTTGACGGTGTCCTGCCAAGATTCGCAGAACATTCCATTGATGCGGAAATACAGCGTGACAACAGTCGTCGCATACTCACCGCTGATCTTAGGTTCTGTCTTTACCAGGCAGACAAGACGGATGCCATGACAGCCGTGCATGCAGTCTGCGCGATTATAAGCCGGACGCTCGGATACGCTATGCCACAGCTTCGACATCGAACACCTCCGGTAGAAAAAGAACGGTCCGCGTCTCGCGCTGCCCGTATTTTTTGAGATAGCGCGCCTTAATGGTCGTGATGCCATAAAGACGGCGCCGGACTTTTACGTCTCCGGCATCGAGGACAATCTCATCGCCACGGGAAAGATTGTAACGCTTGGCATCGGCCGGTGCCATAAACACGAACGGGAACTCGCCCAGACGATTGATGACATCTTCGGAAACGTGGACGATGCGCGCTGCGACCTCCTGACGTTCGATCATCGCGCCGAGGTACTTTTTATAGGTCGCCGCGGGGTCCTTGTAGAACTCCGTCTCGACAATCTTCCGCACATTTGCGCTGATGACACTCGGATGAATCGAGCCGCGCGTCCAGTCCTTGTCGATGCCGCGCTCATGATAAAGCGCGACAATGAAAATGCACCGCGGGCAGAACAGCATGTTCTCGCCGCCGTTCGTAACGTCGGACAAATCCTCGACATCGAACTTGTCATTGCATCCGTCGCAGCACCGCTTCATCGGACACCTCCATCCCGGTCGAAATACCGATAAACGCAGTCGAGCCAGGAATCCACGACATCCTCATCGTAGCCCTTCATCGACCAAACCGGAAGATGCGTCAGCTTCGAAGCCGGAAACTCCGTCTCGATATAGAGGATGCACTCCGGCGGCAGAGTCGCCAGGGCAATCCAGAAATTACCGGACGAAACACCGGCGAAGCCGGAACACGCGCGGATGGTTCCGCAGACCAAGCCGACATTCGGCTGAATCTTTTCGTCGCACACGGAGCGATCGACGAAGCCGAACGGATGATGCGCGATTTTCGCAGACGGATGCGCGAAATGAGTGTCAATCGGAATCAGCCCGCGCGCGGCGATGTGATCCCAAAGGAACTCGGCATCCGACTCGTCCCAGGTGACGAATTCGCTTGACGTGGAGAAGAAATGAACGCCGACAAACGGCGATCCGAACCGCCGCGGCAGAACATAAATGTCCTGCTGCTTTGCCGGAACGCCCATCTCGACGCGGAGACACTTCTCTGCCTTCGTCTCATCGTCAGGCTCCCATTCGGAACACGGGAAATTCACGAAAACGCACAGATCGTAGTTGGACTCGTCCTGGTCGACCTCGCCGAACAGCATCTCCTGACCGGCGTGGGTGTCCATGTAGAACTTCACGTTCGGAAACTTGAATTTCAGCACCGGAAGAACGTTGCAGTAAAAGTCGACCGCATCGCCCAAGCCATGGTAGAACTTGAACAGAACGCTCTCGATTTCACCACCGGACAGAAGATCGACAAGCTTCAGGTTTTTGTACTGGATTGACATTTTCATGGTTCAGTCCTCGTCGAAGATTCCGGCTTCGAGAAGCACCTGCTTGATTTTCTCGCGCGCCTCGTGGAGCCGTTTTTTTGAAATGCAGAGATACTCGCGAATGTCGATGTCGCAATAATTCTTCATGTAGCAGACCGCGACCTTGCGCTCCACGCCGTCCTCGTCCATCGCCATGATCGTCTGCCGGACAATAGCGTACTTAACATGCATGACGGCGTTCTCCTTTTCTGTAAGGAGCGATGCCGACGACGCACAGCCCATCGGGCGGCATCGGTTCAAGCATTTCAGCGTACAGCCGCTTGATGAGCGAATCGTCCTCGTACAGACCGCCGAACGTCAGCGCGTCGAAAAGGCTCTTCTCGACATTGTCGATGTCGCGCCGGCGAAAGTCCGGTGGATAAAGTTCCAGGACGAGCGAAACGCAATCCGTGAACTTCTTGACGCCGGACGCCTGGATGAGAGACGCGATTCTGTCGCGGTACCGCCGACCCTCGCGGCTGATAAGGACGCGCGGGCCGACGTGCTTGTAGTAGTGGTTCACCGATGGCGGCCACGGCAATTCTAAAACTATGCCGTCTTCGCTCATCGTGCCCACGGAGCCTTTGCCGGAGTTGAAGCCGGAGCCGCGGGAGCGGCATTGGGAGCAAAGGACTGCTTCGGAGCGTACTTGCGGATGACGTTCCGCATGTCGTCCGAATTCTTATCCTTACGAACGCCGACAGTGATGACCATCGGCAGATTGTGCAGTTCGACAGAATCCTTGAGATGCAGAACATTGACGGCACGGCAGATCGCCGAGAGGTCGGCGCGCGCGATTTTGACGGCTTCGCTGTTCGGATTCTCCAGGTTGAGATTGACGAACAGATGACGCCCGGACAGTTCGCCCTCGACAATCTCGAAATCGAGAGAGAGGTACTTGCCCGTTCCGGTGCGCGTGGATTTCATTTCCGAGGAATTGATGACGGCGATGTACTCGCCCGCGGGCAGCAAATCGTAACCGGTAGACGGCGCGACTTCTTCCGCATTGAAATTGAGTTCAGACATTCTTGGCCTCCGTTGAATTGATGTTGCCGGTGATGTAGTTCATGAGAATATTGAAATCGAGAGGAATCTCCTCCGGGATATCGTAGCGGTTCTTCGCAATGACCGCGGCGTTTCCGATCGTGCGGAGAACGCGCTCGCCGCCCTCACTGCCGATTGCGGTCGCGATATTGCGTTCGGCGCCGAAGCCCTCGGCGGCTTTCTGCACGCGGAACTTCTGCTTCGCCTGGAACACGGCATCCGACCACTGCGTGATGAGTCCTTCGGCGAGGCGATGCAGCCGCGGAGCGGTGCGGTCATAGGTGGCGGTTTCCGGGTCCTTGACGGTCTGAACGCCGACATGCGCGATGAGAATGATCATCATGTTCCGTTTCTCGTTGATCTGCGTGAGCAGGTCGCGGAACTGGGTCCACCAGTTGAGAGCGATCACATACCCCTTGCCGTAGCCGCCCTCGACCTTTTCGATGGTCTTGACGCCATACGCCTTGCAGACCTCTTCCCAGATCATCGGTTCAAGCCCGGAGAGAGAGTCGACGACCAGCGTTTGAAATTCGTGCGGTTCATCGCGAACGGCACAGAGGTAGTTCATGACCTCGGCGAAATTGTGAGCCAGCGGAAACTTGTTGGTTTCGATCTGGTTCAATCCGTCTTCCGTCTGCACGAAAATCGGATTCGGCGCGTGAGACGCCCACGTTGATTTGCCCGTGCCCTCGTAGCCGTAGATGACGAGCTTCGGAGCCTTCGGCGTTTTTCCGTGAATCACGGAATCGAGAAGATTCATTTCTTCCTCCTGTTCGGTTTTGTTTTGGTGGTTGGAGTTTTATTGGAATTGAGAGAGAGAGTCTTCGGTTTGAATTCGCCGCAGGCGGCAAAATCTTTCTCCACGCGCGGATAACACGCGGAGAAGAAAGTCGTCCCGGACGCGCGCGGAGGATTGCGACGGCAAACGCCATTCGCACTGTCTACCGGCAAATAAAATTCGCATTCGGAACACACGTTCATGGATTTCATGTTTTCTCCTTAGATTGAATCGATGATGCGAGGAACTTCATAGCCGGTCGGCCAGACGTTCTCGCGGACGCAGGTCTTGAATCGTTCGAGAGCCGCGGCGTTCACGCGCTCGCCGTCATCAAGGCAATTCGGCGTAAGCTGCCAGACGCCGGTGGCGAACGGTTCGCATTTCTCAACGGCGATGATGTGAACCGGAACGGTGACGCCGGTCACAGCGCGGATGACGGCGCGGTAGAACGCCATCTGGAAGATGTAGCCGTAGCGGTGCGCGTCGGACTCGAAGAAGCGCAGCTCGGCGGTCGTTTTCAAGTCAACAAGCCCCATTTCAGGATTGAACCAATCCATGCGGATTTGGCACGGCACGTCCGACAGATTCGCGCGGACGACGCCCTCGGCTTCGCCATGCGACAGAAGCATGCGCGCCGTCTCGTTGGCATGGACGGAAAAATCGAAATCCATAATCCGTCCGAAATCCTCGGTCGAGACAATCTCGCGGTCTTGCATGGCAAGCCAGGACTGGTACGCCTTGGTCGTTTTTCCGAACGGCTCGCCGGTCCGGTCGTTGATCGGGCCATCGTCGACGAGATAAGCATCATCGAACGCCTCGCGTCCCTCGAGAATCAGCTTGTGCGCGGCAGAGCCGAACGCGAACGCCGGATTCGAGGTCTCGTGAACAAGCCCGGAGATTTTCTTGTGAAAGAGAAGCGGGGAATTGCGGAAATCGGCGAGAAGATGCGAGGACATGAACTCGCCGCTCTTGCTGCGGGAGTGGTAAACATCCTCCGGTTCGTGAGTAATCCATTCAATCATGGGAAACACCTTACTTTATTTGAGACATCGGAACCAGTTCCGGTCTGCGGTTGTTTTTACGGATGAGGTCGGCGATGACGGAGAAAATCGCGGTCGACGCCGAGATGTTGACGCGCGCCTTGCGGGAAAGCCGGAACGCAATCTCCTGGACGAGCTCGTCCACATCGTTGTTGTATTTCGCGATCAACGTCTGGTGGCGCGAAACGAGGATATTGCGAATGTCGGACAACATCTTCTCGTCAACTTCCCAGGCGGGCTGACTCTGCGCGATGAAGCGCGGATTCTTCAAAAGCCACTGCGCGACGCTTTCAAGCTGATATGTCGCCTTGTCGATGGGCTTCAAGTCACCGGCGCGCTCGGCGTTCTTGACAACGCGCAGAGAGCATCCGACGATGTACGCGACACCACGCGCATTGATGATGCCCTTTGCGCCCTTTTCGGTCAGCCATTGAATGATGGAACGGTGTGAGAAATTCGGCGCATCAAAACGATCGCGCGGAGTACACTCGCTTCGGACTGTCATGTTCTCATTCATGATTCACCTCGCAAAAAAGGCAAAAACAAAAAAGATGAGAACCACAAGAGCAGCGATGATGAGCATCACAAGACACCCCGCGGCGCATTCCTCGACTTCCTCGTCGGTATGACCGCAACCGCCCTTGAACAGCGGAGCTTCATTGTTGTTTTGTTTATCCATAGTTCTGCCTCGGATGGATGTGGTGGAAAAGGAGAGAAAGAAATTGGGAGCGAAAGAAAAGTCAACGGAGAAACAACTCCCGCTCCCATGTTCAATTGTCGAAAAAACCATTCTGTTCCATTTTGTTCCACTTTCATTTAGTGGGCTAAAATGATTTTCGACAATCGCCGAGGCAGACGGCGGCGAGCGGCAGAAAGCCGCATGGATAAGACGGCGTGGAAGATGGGAATCAGCCATCACCGGACGCCAAGAAAGACAAGCTGTCACTTGCATTTCATTCCTCGCGGAAATAAAAAAAGCCTTTGCGTGAAACGGAGTGACAGCTCCTAAGCTGGGTGATAAGGCCAGCCTTCATCACGCAAAGGCAAAATTAAACCATAGCGAAAATGTGCGTACACAATCTAACCATAAAGACACAATTAGATCACGTACATATAAAAGTAACCTATTTACAAGCGTTACGGGTTATCAGTCCGTATGGTTACAGCTTGTGCGACTGTCATCGCATGACGGAGAAAAAGAACACCAGAGCTCTCGCTCGGACGCTGTTCAATTTAGCATGCTTTTGAGCGTTGTCAAATCGATTTCGACGAATTCCAGAAAAAAAGTCGAAAAAAAGTTCAAAGTGAACTAAAGTGAACTAAAAGTGTACGAAAGTGTACGAAAGTGTACGAATCGAATTTTTTATAAAAAAATTCCGGTTTCCGCTTGACTTCCGAACTTGAAGCGATATATTGCTGTTTCGCCGTTTTTTCAAACCTGACCTTTCCGCATGGCTTGAACGGCAGACGAGGTAGCGTCCGAAATTTTCTTCGGCAGCAGGTGAGCGTACACCTGCTCCGTCACGCGAATGGACGAATGCCCCAGCGTCTTGCTGACCACCTCGATCGGCGAGCCGTTCATCAGCATCCAGGAGCCGAGCGTTCGCCGCAGGTCGTGGATGTGACAGTCTGCGACGCCGACCGCACTGCAAGCCGCTCTGAACGTCTTCCGAACGTCGGACAGAACAGAACCGCGCCAGGTGAAAAGATAGCCGTCAATCGCCTTTTCCGACCGCTTCGCGACAATCTCCAGCGCGTACTCGTTCAACGGCACGACAACCTCCTTGCGGTTTTTGCTTTTATTGTACGGAATCGTCCACACGTCACGCACAATCTCGGACAGATTCATCGACAGCACGTTCGACTTGCGCTGTCCGGTATAAATCATCATAAGAAGCGCATCAGCCTGCGCGCCATAAATTGAGGTAGACGCGAGGCGCGACAATTCATCAATGAGCAGCGGAGCCTCGGCTTCGGAAAGAAAACGTTTCCGAGGCTCAACATGCAACTTGGAAACGCCATGAACCGGATTCGGAATCGTCAGCCCCATCTCACGAATCAAGAGCGAAATCGCGCCGGAAAGATATTTCACCACGAGATTCGCGGTCGCCGGATGATCGAGCATGGAATCACGAATCGCGATGACATCCTCCTGCAGCAGATCGACGATCCGACGCGAACGGAGATGAGCGCAATGATTGAACACGGACACAGCGTTCGCCTTGTTTTTAACATGGTTGACGTAAGCATCCATCGCCTCGCCGACCGTTGGAAAGCGGTGAGCGGAAAGCGAGGTAACAGTCTCGTAGTTTTCCAACTTCGCCACAATCTTCACCGCCTCGGCGCGCGCCTCGTCCGGCATCATGCCCGGATAATGACCGATGGTATAAAGTTTTCTGTTTCCCTTGCACCACAGAACGCGAAATGCAACGGAACGCTTCGCCACGCGCACCTGAAAGCCGAGGATGTCTGTGTCCAGAACAAGACACTCCTCCCCGGATGCGACAAGCTGTTTGACAAGCGTGAGCGTAATGCGTTTTTTTTGACGATTCATATTTTTCTCCTTGACTTTGCGAAAAACCGTGCTATTTTATCTGGTCCTTTACATGGAATCACGAACGTTTGACCGGCTGTCAAACGGGCGCGGAAGAAAAAACTTGTGCACAACTTGTGCACGACCTATTTTCTGCTTTATTCCATTTGAGGTCAAAATTTACCATTCTATTCCAAAAAAGTCAAATCAAAAACCCAAAAAATTCGTTAAAAACGTCAGAAAATCAGGATTTTAGGAGTTGAGCGCGCTTCGCTGGGGGTCAAAAGGTCGTGAGTTCAACTCTCATCATCCCGACCATTTGAAACAAACAGAACCGCAAGAGTTTATAAAACTTTTGCGGTTCTTTATTTTTGCCGAAAAATGGCAAACTTGTGCAGTTTTTGTGCACCAAAGGCAATCAACGAAAAAAAAATCTGTTTTGAACTTGCTTTTCGCAAAAATTATGCTGCGACACGAAAAATCGCGCACCACGACAAGAAAAATCGTGAAAAAACGCAATCCAGTTTGGACGACCCCCCGTTCTTTTTGGTTAACTATAACAGAGGACAATGACGCACCGCGAAAATCGGCATAAAAACAAACGCCATTGGACAACGCGCCGTTCTTTTGCGTAAACAATAGTAGAGGGCAATGATCCGGTAAGGACATAAATGTCCCTACCAAAACCAAAACCAAAGGAGAACGACCATGACAATCCGCGAAAAACTCATCGCCGACCGCGAAAACAACGAAACAATCCTTGCGACCGCACCAACGACCATCCGCAAGGAAATCATCGTGGAAAGATGTGCCCGGCACCTCACAACCGAAATCTGGAACGAACGCACCACGCTCGAAGAAGCCAAGAACCGCTTCGCAGAATGGTGCAAGGCGTACATGGCATTCAAGATGCTCGCTGCCATATTCGGCGAAAAAATCAGCATTGACTTTGAAAAAGGCGTCTTGTGGTTCAAGCACACGGAGAAAGCCAGGTGGATGCCGATGTTCGCATGAAATTTAACTTGCCGGCACTTGCCGGGAAGTAAACGAAAATGCAGAAAAAGTGCAAAAAATAAGCGTTTTTAAGAAAAAGTAAGCGTTTTTATTGGAGAAAACGCACAAAACATGCATTTTTCTTAACTTGCCGGCAACTTGCTGCATTTTGGTAACGAAATCAATTTCGTTACCAAAAACAAAAGCCCCGCGTCGGCATGAAACCGGCGCGGAGCAAAGCCCCCGCACATTTGAGCATGCCGTCAACCAAGAAACGGCAGAGGCTTGCGAGGATGCCTCGGTGTAAAACGTCGCGACATTCACCTCG